ACTTGAACAAGATGCCGACACTGTTTGCTTTGTTTGGCGTCCATCGTACTACAACCTATCCAACGATGAAGGGAAGCCATACACAAACGAAACATTTTATCTATTTGAAAAGCATCGACAAGGATCAACTGGGACGGTAGAGTTTAGAAACAATGAAACCGTAACGACATTTTACGATGCGAACCAAGAACCGATGACATCGATATTGCCAGTACAAATTGAATCAACTTCACTAAACCATATCAGAAACAAAAATGAAGATTTACCATTCTAAAGAGTTTGTCAATGTCAATCTGAATAAGGCGAAATTTATTCTTGAACTTCAAGCCCTAACCGATGCAGAACTCGCCCATCACTTTCCGAAACTCGCCGCTAAACTTGATCGGGACGGGATTATTAAAGCGGTGGTGTTTGGGGTTGAAAAATAAATTTTCGCATCAGTGTTTTTCGTGTTGTTTATTTGTGTACGTTTGTTGAAAGATAAAGCGATATGACAACAGAAGAACTAATACAGCAAGAAAAAGAGTTGATAGAATATCTTTCAGCTAACAGGCAAAAGCAAAGAGAATTGAATCAAATTGCTTTTATGGATAAGCATAAAGTTTACATTGGAGATTGTGTAGAGTTTATGGACGGCAAGTTCAAAAAAACTGGCATGATTTCAAGCCTAGAGTTTATTGGCGTTAATCCAAGTTATTACATATGCACTTTGTTTAATACTGATGGAAAGTTAGGTAAGCGTGAAGCAAGAATTTGGCATTCTTCAATGAATACTTTAAAAGTAATTAATTATCAAAACCAATAAGACTATGGCACGAAACAAGAAATACATTGAAGCAACTAAGCACCTGACTAAGCGAGTACCTGCAAGTCAGTTACAGAAGTGCCACGAAATAATTGACGAGTACCTAACCCCATTTGAAGCACCTAAAGATGAATCAATCGAACAACCCCAAAATAAAACTGAAAGAACTGACAAAGCCTAATTGGTTAAAAGTTGAAAATGCAGAACAGATAAAGGCAATGCGAGATTTCTGCATTAAATCAAATCAACTTATTTGGACTGAGTATTTAGAAAGAGATTGTAACGGATTGATTTATCCCGTTTTTTTTCAATACAAAAACGATCATATTGGCGAAAGGTTCTTAGTAACGAATTGGGATAAGAAATACATCACACACGACCAAGTTATTTACGAATTTAATCAACTTGAAACTAACCCGTAACACCCCGACCAATGAGCAACGACAAGCACACACCGACACCGTGGACAGACGAAAAGTTTAGACCAATTCCAGCAGGAGATGATCGAGTTTTATTAGGAGCGTTTAACATGCCTTCAAAAATACCATTAAGGGTTTTATCAGAGGCAAATTATCAACACGCTGCAAAATGCGTGAATGAGTATGACGGACTGATCGAAACCATCGCCACCCTCCGAGCCGAGAAAGCGGAACTGATCGAGGCGTTGAGAAAAATTCAGGAGTGGACGGATAAAGGCAGCGATACATTAGCAAGAATCAGAATGTCATCAATCGCATCACAAACCCTTGCTAAAATCGAATCGAAATGAACAGAGAAATTAAATTCAGAGGCGTTTGCGCCATTTCAAAAGAGATTGTTTACGGTGATTTAATTCACGGTGTTGGATCTAAGAGTAACAATATTTATATCTTACCTAACAGAATAAACTTAGCAGGTGTTAAGCACTGCGATCCATTAGATGGAGTTAAGGTATTGCTTGAATCAGTAGGTCAATATACTGGACTTAAAGACAAGGACGGTAAAGAGATTTATGAGGGGGATATATGTAAAAAAGAAAGACATAGAATAAATTACGAAATAGTTTTTTTCAAAAATGCTTGGGCAATTAAAAGCGAAACAGATAACGCTATTTGGCATCAAGAATTTTGTAACGGAGCAAATAGCAATAAACTGACAGTCATCGGAAACATTCACCAAAACCCCGAACTACTACAATGACCACCCAAACCAACCTTGACCTGACCGACAAGCAGCCGACCGCGTTGATGCGACTGGAAAGGATCGTGAGAGATTTAAGGCAGTCCGATCCGAAAGCATTTGGTGAGGGATTTAACACGGCACTCGGAGCAGTATTGGCTGAAATCGAACTAATGAAACCCTCCGAACTTGCCGACCTTATTAAGTCATTCTGCGAGGGCGGGATCGAAACCGAATCCGCTGAAACGTGGAGTAAGAAATGGAAACAATCAGACCAACCCTAAACACAACTAACAATGACCGAAACGATTGAACCAATTAATCATTACCTTTGTAACGTGAAGATGCCGAAAGACGTAACACTAATTGAGATCATCGTATTTGTCGTATTGTTTGCGGCTCTTTGCGGTGCGATAAATTTAATCGTGAATTGATATGGCAGGTTACACACCGATTTGGAAAACATTAGGAAAGCCTCGTAAGTTCGCTACTTCACAACAACTATGGGAGGCGGCACTTGAATACTTTAAGAACACTGACGAAAGGATTTGGACTGAAAAAGATTGGGTTGGTAAGGATGCAATCGAAGTAGAACGGGAAAAAAGAACACCTTACACAATCGCTGGATTTTGCGTATTTATCGGTGCTTCACGTCATTGGTGGAATGAGTTTAGGAAAGTCGCAGAACAAGATTATTTGGAAGTCTTTGCACGTATAGAGGACGTTATGTTTGCTCAAAAGTTCGAAGGTGCTTCAGTTGGTGCGTTCAATGCTACTATCATCGCCCGTGACTTAGGACTTACCGAAAAGAAAGAAATTGATGCAACTGTTAACGCTCCATTAGTGATAACGCTCGATAGTGATAGCACTAACCAAGAAACAAAGTGAGGCGTATAAAGCAGCAACAAGTGGCAACTATCAGGTAGTAATATTTGGAGGTGCTATTCGTGGCGGCAAGACTTATTGCTTACTGACTACGTTCATATCACTTGCTTTAAATTACAGACGTTCACGGTGGGTAATCATCAGACGGTCACTGCCTGACTTAAAACGAAACACTTTGCCATCGTTCAATTCTTTACTCGACAATGGAGTAAGGCATTTAATAAAGTCTTGGAACGGTGACACGCACGTACTGACTTTCACGAACGGATCGGAGATTATGTTTATGGCTGAATCGTTTGAAACTGATAAGGACTTAAACCGATTCAAAGGATTGGAGGCGAACGGATTTGGATTTGAAGAGATTAACGAATGTCAGGAAGCAGCATTCTATAAAGCAATCGAACGGACTGGAACGTGGTTGAACGCAGACGGTAAGCCTCCGATGGTAGTAATGGCAACCTTAAACCCTGCTCAGAATTGGACTAAAAAGTTATTTTACGAACCGTATCGAAACGACAAACTCCCTGCGAATTGGATTTACATACCATCATTCATAACGGATAACAAGTACATTCCACAGACGTACATCGACAATCTGAAGTCATTACCGCCCGTTCAATACGCTCGATTTGTTGAAGGTGATTGGGACGTTATGGAGGCTGTCGATAACCCGTTCCTTTATAATTGGAACGATGATAAACACATTGACAATTCGATACAGTTAAACCTAAACAGACCAGTAATATTCAGCATTGACTTTAACGTAGAGCCTTTGTGCGGATTAGTTATTCAGATGGACGGGCGAGATACATACATTGTCGATCAGATGCGAATATCGAACGGTGACATCAATAAGTTATGCGACAATATCCTATCCATCGTTGGTGAGAATAGACGAGGGTTGATTAAGATAACGGGCGATAACACTGGAACAAGGCGAAACAGTTATTCGATGGAGAACCTATCTGCATTCGCTTTGATTAAACGCACGTTGAGGTTATCAGATAGTCAGTTCATTGTACCACGTAACCCAATGCACACTAACAGCCGTGTTGATTGTAATTCGGCTTTGTATAACCTGAAGATAAAAGTAAACGCCCATAAATGCCCGAACGCAGTTAATGACTTCAAGCGTGTTAGGTGGGATGGTGAGCATATCGTAAAGGCAAACCGTAACGATCCAGACCAGCAAGCCGATCATTTGGATAATTTTCGCAACTTTGTAAACGCATTCCTTAAACCCTACTTATGATCTCAGTCGAAACCCATTCAAGCTATTATCTTAAACTCGTCACGCCACAACTCAACTATTTCTTTTCGGTTAGTTTCGGTTGGATATGTAAGGGGATGCCGTTTGAATATAAGTCAACTGTTACTGATAAGAACGAAATCAGCCGTCTTGAAATAATGGTACACGCACACGCAGACGAGTACCAACTTAAACAATTTAATGCGTACCTTTCGGCAAAGAAACTACAAGTAAAAGCACAATGAGCGTTTGTAACACTTGCTATAATGGCGGCACTATTCCGAGTTGTGTTGCTTCGATTCAATTCGGAACGGTTGAGGTTGATACAACTTACAACCTTTGGATTCAGAACAATGCTACTCAGGCGATCCGAGGCGCATCAGTTGAATCGGATTCGGAAGGTGTGGTTAGCTTCGATGATTTTCTGATCGATCCGCGTTCGGCTTATACGTTATGGTTGACGGCTGATACTGAAAGCCCGAACCAAACACGCATCGACATAACAGTTGGTGAAGATGTTTACACCTCGATTTGTTTCGATGTGGTTAAGTCGTTTGATAGTTTAGATGTTGTTGCAAGCCTTACCGAATGAAACTACTCAAAGCAATTCGAAACATCGTAAAAGGTTGGTGGCTACTAATGGTCGATACACCTTCATCGTGGCTGTTAAATGCCAAACGAAAGAAGCATTGCGAACCTTGCCAGTTACGAAACAAATACCTAAACGTCTGTAATGATTGCGGGTGTTTCCTTCCTGCTAAAAGACGAGTTGAAGAAGAACAGTGTCCACAAGGTAAATGGTGAAATATGGCTACTTGGGTACGTCTGAAGTCAAACTTATCGCAGTTTCCAATTAGCGATGATCCGATACTTAATGAGGCGCAAAGTATTGACTTGGGCGAGGTCTTTGTCAATATAAACTTTGATCTTGTTACTGATTGGTACGAACACGATGGTAAGATTTACCTAACGCATTTAAACGATATTGAATACAAAATCTTTTACGGTACAACTGATGAAGTGGAAAAACAAATTCGCAAAGGCACTATCACAAATCTTTTCAAAACCAGCTAAACACCGCAATCAGTCGATGGTGTTTCTGTTTGAAAAGGACGGACACAAGTATTACAAATTCCCAAAGAACACTAACTTACCGCTTGACCGATTCAGTGAGATGATGGCTTTGCAGGAGTTGTTATCTTCAGGGCTGTCAGGTAGTGAGGTTGAAAAGATATTAGAGGTAATGGAAAAAGCAATTCATTCAGGTCTTGCCAATCCACAAAATAGTGCAGTAATATCTACGTGCGTGCATTTAATTAGGCAGCGTAAGAGTAACATCATTCACCGTGACTTACTGCTTAACATCGCAGCGATTTGGATTGTACGCGATGACGAACCAATTGAATCAATCACGCTTGACATTCACAAAGCTAAACTCGAAGTATTTGAGCGAATGACTAAGGAGGATTCGCATGGTTTTTTTACGAGTTTGGAATTACCGCTT